CTAATACAGAGTTATATATTATTTGTCCTGTTAATACTTTTGTTAATAAATCAGATCCATATTTATTAATTATATTAGTTATTATTATTACTAAGTCATCTTGTTTTAGATATGATTTTATTACATATATCATAGCACTGACATATGAAGTGTTGCGTTGTGCTTTCACTTCTGATACTAAATTGTTAAATATGTCATAGTTTTTAATATTAGATGCAGCAATTATAGTTGTTGCCCTTTCAATTGGATTACTTATATCTACATTTTGTTTTCCATCGAAAAGCATATTAATCATACTTATCATTTTTAATGTTAATGGGTTACCAGCTATTTCAATACTGCTCACTCTATTGACAATTTTTAAATCTTTATAATAGTTTACTAATCTGTTATACCAATCATCTTTATCTTTTGTAGTAGCTAGATTTATAACATTTTTGTTTCGTATACGTTGTAATAAATCTTGTTCATGTGATAATTTTATGTCATATGAAGATTTCAGGTGCTGTATAAGATCATATGTCATACCGGATGTCACTTTATTATTATAATCATTTATTATTAATTGAGGTTGAGAACCTTGAGGATTATATACTGCTGTAGAGAATTGTTCATCTAGAGCCATTAATCCTAATCCACCATTTTGCCTCAAACTGTGAATATAATCAAATGGTATTTCGACTGTTTGATTAGCACTGATCAATTTACTGTGTGCTTTGACATATTCATTATAAAAAATTATACAATTAGATTTTATCCCACCTCTACTTATTATTTTGCGCATTTGCGTCATTAGAGCTTGTGGTATATTATGTTTATCAACTCTTTCAGTTCTATTTTGATCACGACTGACTAAGTTAGCAATGCTACGATTTAAATAACCTGATATTGCACCATTTTTGTAATACATGCGTCTTAAAAACTCAATACCTGTCAATATCTTCGCACTATTACCTTCACAACCACAGACTAACATTAATAATATATATATAAAACAACTTAAACGAGAAAAAGTTTCACCAGATTGATCATCACCAACTGCATGTATCCATTTTAATGCATAAGTGCGTAGTAACTCTTGGTAATTTCTATTAATAGTTCTGGCATATGCCACATTTG